TTAAATTCTCGTACAGCAGAACCATATGTCGAACCCATTGTCATCGGTACGTCAAATGGCGTAACATTTTGTCCTACGAATTGTTCTCCTAATAATGGCGTTTTAAGATATTTAGAATCCGTAAACAACAATACATTCGTATCTTCAGGATGAGTTACTAGATTTAGTAAAATAGCGCCTCCCGTTGCATAACTAATTTTACTAGATATGCTTTTTAAAAATGTATCTAGTTTAAATGAATTTTTACCTTTTTCAGTTAAACCTCCGCGATCGCCTTTTCCATTAAGTATGTTTTGTATGGATTCTAAATTAATAAGTATACGAGATGCATAAATTTTATTTCCGTCAACAGCCAATGAATTACTATATACGCCTGGCCAAGTTGTTCGAGTATTATCGGAAGTTGATAAAAAATTAGCCGAATATTGATTTCCTAAATCTTTATAGTACCATAATTTATTTGCATTGGGCTTTTCACTTAATCCACCATAACAATTCATTCCGTTCGGTAGATCTGTTTTTTCTGGTAATAGTAAAATTTCATCTGGAATACACGATACTAAATGTTCATAATAGTTACTACAACTAAATCGTTCATCGCAAATGATATATGGTGACGAAACTGTTGCGGATAATTTAGAAACTAAGTAATCATTTATAAACTGAATCAATGCACCAAGTGTTATGTATCTATTAAATTTAGATATACCTAAAACAACAGTACTTGGAGATAAATATTCATTGTTATATGCTTGTTGCTGTTGTTTTATTTTTTCTATGTTAGCTGCCTCTGGAGGGGGCACCCCGGTTTCGGTAAGTGGGCCGGAGACAGCACGTGGGGGTGTTTCTACGGTATCGATCTCTGACGGATCATACGGCTGACCATATACAATGTATTGATCTGTTACATTGCTTCTGTTATTTTTGGAACTATATGCAACTACACCCGATTTATTGTATCCTATATTTTGTTGTTTATGCGTTTCAATTTTTCGATTTACAATGCTATATAATTTTGCGTAAAATCCTTCACTCGGATCTACTGCAGTTTCGTAAGCATTAGTTTGTTTTGGTAATTCTATACTGTCAGTTTTTACATCAACTTTGGCAGCATTTCCTTCATTTTTAGTATCTGGATTCGGAATCCACATTGATACATCTGGATATACGTTGCTTTTACCTCGCATTGATATAGTAGCATCAACTTGTCCGTTTGTTTGATATGAAAAATCAAATGAAGTTATCAAACCTTCAATTGCATATTCATTCATTTTCCGATCATTGGATTCGATTTCATCTAATTTGTCTTGCCACCATGGATAACGTTCTACCAATTTACTTTTATCTGGTATCGTAGTAGATTGTAGATAGCCAATAGCATTTTTTTCATCACGAGACAATATTACCGAATCGGGATATATGATTTCTAATTTCATGTATCTGCCAGGACGAAACCATACGTTTTCTACTCCATCTAAATCACGTGCTGGATTTGGAATTGCAATTCGTATAGTTGCCGTATTCAACATCCCAAACGAATGATCGCTTTGATCAACCGTTACACTCGTTATAACAGGCCCGGTTCTATATGTTTTATCTTTGTATGGAATATCTTTTATATATGCTTTGCCAGTAACATCAAATTCCAAGTTTTTAAGTGAATATGTAGGTTCCGTTAAATATCCATCTGGGCCATTCGGCAAATATCGACCAAATCGTACAGTATCGCCACCTAATATTGCATATGGACTATCTACTTCGTTATAAAGATTGCCAGTACCAGTTTCATATGCAGTTAATTGTACGTTAGCTAATGTACCTAACATGTAATCTAGATCTGCAGTAGTACGAGAACTTGCTGCGACTCCGCGAAGCTGCAATTCTTTTTGCAAATGCAAATCTACTTCAGAATAAAATATGTTTCCGCTACTCATCGTTGATTGTTTAAGTCATTTATTATTGCTTGTATTGCAGATACATCAGGTATCCGTAATCTGGATTCGGGTGGTACTGTGATAGAACCTTTTCCGATACCATTGGCAGTTGCTATAGCCCACCATAACGATGCATCCCCATAAAATGTATGTGCTAATTTATCTAAACGTTCCGTACTAGTAATTACAATGTACGTATCATTTTGTGATATTGGTATCACGGGAATAATTACAGTCCCGAAATATCTAGCACCCGTACTAGATTTCAATGTAGTTGATGTTGAATATCTGCTCATATAAATTTATCGTTATTTTCTATCATCTTTAAATACATCGCCACCGATTTGATTTCGATTTGCTTTTCTGGTAGCTCTATTTTCTGCACGTTCTTGTCTTCTTAATTGTTGTTTAGTTAACGCATCCGAATTGTCTAATGAATCACTTAACCAGTTATCATTGCCTTGTATAGGTTGACTTGATGCATCATATTGTTTAGCTAATGAATAGAAACGTCCACCTTTTTGTGGTAATACATCTCCAATAATATTGAATGCACAACTTACGGAAATTTTATGCGGAGCTTGCATCATTTCCGGATCCTTTTCTATGTTAATTTCCCAAGTAGTGTCTGAATCTTGCAAGTTATAATCTAAACTAGTTAATATAACAGGTGTTTGATGAAATAAATCTCCAATTGTTAAACGCATCCATGGGCCTGACATTGCAATACTATCTTGTACGTAAGTAGGTGCCATGTAACCAGCTAACGCATTTAATTTTCTATAGATTGGTTTCATTTCATCCCTATCCGTAGCTACAATTACAAAATCTAAACTTAATGCGCGAGTGTATCCTGTATATTGATAATTCGGATCTGCACGACCTATAAAAGTTTGTGGTGTCCAGTTTCCTTGAAATGAATCGCTTAACGTATTAATTATAGCACGAAACACGATGATATCATCTTCGGCGTCTGAACTAGGATTCATAGTTAATTTGGGACCGGTAAAAAAGAATTTGATAAAATCTTGCGTTAAATTTGCTTTATTTAAAAATTTACCTAGTGCCTTTTCTCCTGGCAATTTAAGTGCAGCAGGATTCCAAAGATACGCATTATCTAAACTTCTTTGACCGAAATCAATAACAGTTACACGATCTCCCCGAAATGGCGTTACACGTTCAACTGGATTTCTAGTTGCTATAAATGCACCTTTTCTGTTGTATTTAGCAAAATCTCCCGTAAAACTATCTATACCTACACGCCATCTAGTAGCTACGTGACTGCGTGCCGTAAAGTCTGTTCGTAGTGCTTGCGGATTTCCATGATCACCCCAACCGAATCCAGATTTACTTGTACCATTCAAATTAAACAACGTATATACTCCACCCGGAATAGCTGTTGCGGTAGCATACATTGCTGCAACGCCACTACCTCGTAATGCTGCACTCAATCCATCTAATCGTACATTAATAGCAGATGCAATATTAGTTTCAGAACCATTACCTGGATCGGTTGCTAAACGCGTACGAAAATCTGATAATGATTCGGGAATCGGATTGTATAATTTACTTAACGGTAATGTAGAATATGTAGATGATATTTTATCATTTGCATTAGTTGTTAATACACTGTTCAATATTTGCGATACTTGTGGTATTCCTACTATAGAACCAATTGCATTTGACCCTAATCCATTAACTGCAGATTTAACATTGTTAAGTTGTTGATTAGTATTTATTCCGACACCATTAGATTGTTCTAATACAGATTTCCATATGGATGATTGTTTTGCTGAATCAGTATCTGTAGTTAAAAATGGTTTCCATTCCGTTTCATTATTAACAATGACAGGTTTTTTATATGTTGGGTTTTTCGGTTTTAAATCTTCATTTGGCAGTATATCAAATGGTGCGGTAAATTGTGACGCAACATTTCCTGTTGTTGGATTAAATGCTACTAAACTAGGATTTGGCAGTATATCGAATGGTGCAACAAATTGCGAACCTGCTAAAGATGTCGGGTTTGTGTATATTACGTTTGGCAATATATCAAATGGTGCGGTAAATTGTGATTCATGTCCAATGGTCGGATTAAGACTCATGTTCGTATCCTTTAACTATAGTATTGATTGTTCATCCCACCGCCACCGAATGTTGGATTCGATTTTAATGCTTGTGTTTGTTGTTGTATTGCCGTAACGATAGCTGCAGCAAATTGCATCATATCAGTGCTACCTCCGGCATTATTTAATTTAGTTCCAGCAACGATTGCCATTCCATCTTTCGGATCTAATGCAATACTGCCTTCGGGTCTTGATATAACAGTTGATCCCATAGATGATGGTGGTATTACTGCATCTTTAACTTTAATTCCTAAAAGACTTAATTGATTTGAAATACCTTGCTTGCCAGCCTCTGTAGCTATTTGTTGGGTTCCATACGCTTCTGCTTGGGTTTCTAGTAATCCTACGAATTTTGTGTTTAAGTCTTTAGTTGCTGCGGCTAATGTTTTATCGGAATTAAGAAGCAAATCCATTTGTCTGTTTAACATCAATGCCGATATTTTAGATTCGGTTTGAACATCTAATTGTTCTTCCAGTATCTCCGTTTGCGAACGATTTTCAGTGCCTTCATTTTTCATGATTTCTGCAATTTTTGCTTCGGAAATATTCATAGTTTCCAATTGAGAACGCAAATCCGCACCTTGCATCGTAAATAATTCATCTGCACCCGCTTCTTTCAACAATTTCTTTTTTTGTATTGCTTTTGCTAACGCATCTTCACTCAAACCAGTTAATCTACTAAATGATTCTCGTGCTAATAGATTAGTTTCTAATTGATCGCCTTCTTGTTCTAGCAACTTATTTAATACGGTAGCTTGTTCACTCATATTGCGACTCAATACTGCTTGTCGCATCATGTTAGTTAAACTTTGTCCTGATTGTATATCTATTAATCGATGACCCGTTAACAATTGATATTCTAATTCTTCTCCAATACTGGATTCTATATTTAAGAAACTTTTACCGACAGTTTGTAAATCTTTTAAACTAAGACCTAATGCTTTGGATTTCAAAACAGCTATTTCTAAATTTCCAGGAATTTTTCCAAATCCTAATTGAATTTCAGCTCCAGCATCTGCAATTCCTTCGGTAATTTGTTTAAAATAACCCATTTGTCCTTTTGGGTCTAAACTATCCGTTAATTGTCTCGTAGCATCAATCATTGAAGCTGAATTTTTATCAAATTGCGATGCATACAATGTATAATTTTGTGCTTGTTCAGCAGATAACCCAACATTCGTTGTTAAAACTTTTTGTACTGCAGTCAATCCTTGATAAAATGTATCATTTGATTTACCAACTTGATTGTATGTTGGTAACAATTCTTTGATACTGCCAGCATATTTTTGTGCGTTATCTCGAGATATATTGAATTTTACGCGTAAATTTTCTACTGTTTGTGATAATTCAGCAGCCGCTTTTCTATTAATGCCGAATGATTTTTGTAGATTCGAATTTATTTTATCTAAAAATAATATCTTATCTGCTACCGATTTAAATGATTTTGCTAACTGTTCGTTTATTTCTTGTTGGCGATTATATCCAGCTAATATAGCATTACTTTTAGTAGATAAATTTGCAGATGCTACTACTACAGCATTTATAGCATTTTCTAATTTTAAAAATGTTTTTACTGCAGCAATTGCTGCTTTTGCTGCTTTATCAACTCCCGATGCATCACTATAACCTGGATTTTGTTCTGGCTGTGGTTCTGGATCGGGCATACGACCGATTCTTGCAAACTGTTTGATTCGTGAAATATATGTAGCGTCATGTTGATCCATACGTGTTATCTATTTATTAATAAATATTAACTACTACGTTTTCTACGGGTTTTAGAATTTTTTACAGACTCTTGTGCTTCTTCAATTGCAGCCTCTCTATCTTCAATGATTTTATTGATTCGTTGTTGCCAATATCTACGCAAGAATACAGGCATGTAATAAATATCATCCCACGACCAACGGCCTTCGCCCCACCATATTATGTTGAATATGTTATCGTGCATTGCTACACGATCCGATGCATCAAAACCAAAAAAGGTCTGGTCCAAGCGGAAACCCTGCACGGAAGGTGCTCCCAGTGTCACCTTCAAATTCATAACTTAAGTCAACTGACGGTATATGCTCAAATATGAAGTTTCTAAATTTCTTAGAATCTCCAGCTAAAAATTCATAACGTATAAAATTCTTAATATCTTCTACGGATCTAGTATCATTAACTTGTTTTATCACACTTATTAATAAATCAGTTATAGTAGCATCATCGCTTAGATTGATGTTTTGGTACGAAAACTTTATAGTATGATTATCATTTATTACGTATGCAGTTTCACCATTCTCATCCGTATCTAACGTTAATGTATTAATATTTAATTTGGATAAATTTACCACGCGTTGTAATTCAGTTCCCGTTTTTGGATCTTTTACTAATACTGGATATTCAGCACCATATGCCAATGTTCTAATATTAAGCAATATTCCGTCCCGATCTATTGTGGAAATTTCTTTAATTGAAATTGGAGTTACTACTACGGATTCTAATAATTTATCAAATAATATTCGTTCACGTATATACGATGCATTAGTTAAAATATCTTCATCATATGCAGTCATGTGTCGTATTTCAATTTTACCGCTACGTAATGGATGAGTCTCCGGATAAATTTTTCCTTGACTCGTTAAATTAACTACTACGCTTGGTAATTTTGCACGTTGAGACTTCTCGTACTTTTCGAGAGCTAAATTGATAAGATGTTGTTTGTCTAGTTGATCTGCGAATTGTGTCATTGTTATAACCTATTTTAATATAAATATACAGAACATGAAAAATGGGAGCCGTTATCAACTCCCATTCTAGAAACTAGATTCTTTTGATTAGAAATTCAAGAATGCCCAATCAAATCTTAATGTCATTTCAATTGTTACAACATCTTCTGTCGACCAATCTAATGAACCGAAATTTGTATCAGTTATGTAAGCACCGTGCAATATCCATTCTTCAATAACTTCACCTAATGGAGAAAGTTGATGTAAACGTACATCTTTTTTGTAAAATGATGAATATCCGTCACGACCTGTTGCTGATTCGTGATGTAAACGAATCCATTCAATTACAGACTGTGCTGCACTTGGAACAATTGCATCGTAAAGTGTAAGTGTCATAGTTTGCCAAACTGATTTACCTTTTACGTAACGTTGTACGTTGATATGATCTAATGCAATTTCACCATTTTGCAAAGATGGTTTTGATGCAGCTTTTACTAAGTGTGATGGGATCGTATTGCTTCCAACATACATGATGAATTGATGTTGTTTCTTCGGCTCCCATGCAAATGCGTTTGTAAACAAATCATTATCATCAACTAACCCCAAATTTGGATTCACTTGATCTGCTAATCCTGCCATGTTACATGTCCTTTATTTTAATTATAAATATCAGCAAAGTAAAAAAGGTAGAACCTAAGTCCTACCTCTTTTAATTTTTTATTGATTTTATTTATTAACCTGCAAAACTTGCCCCTGTAGGTTGAATATTGAAATCTAAAATAATGAATTCTGCCGTACGTGTTGGTTGCAAGAATAATTGTCCGTATAAAATATTTTGATCTATCATATCTGGAGTATTATTTGTTCCATCCATTACTACTCGGAATGCATATAACCCTTGTTGCTGACGTACTGTTTCTAAATACGGATTAACAATGTTCAAGAATCTCAAACGCGTTGCTGTAGTATTTTGTTCGAATACTAAATAACGAGTTGCACTTGCAATGTATTTCTTAACCGTAATCAACAAACGACGTACATTTACTCGGTCTAATGCACTTGGTGTTGCTTGTAGAGTCTTTTGACCCCAAACAACTACACCATCATTAGGGAAGTTTGCAATAGGGTTTACGCGGCCTACATACAATTGGTCTCGATTTGCTTGAGTTAAATTGGTATAAGTTTGAGTTACTCCCGTTAAACCTCCACGATTCAAACCTGCAGGTGCATACCATGGTGCAGCAACGCTATCATTGAATGCTAATACTCCTGGTATTACTACACTTGGTGGAACCCATACTGGTAAATTCTTATCTCGATCTACGATTTTTACCCATGGCCAATATGTTGACGTATAACTAGTATCTAATGTTGAAACTTGAGATATAACCGTTGTTATTGAATCTGAAATTGCATTCGAATCCATTACATAAAAAGCATCGCCTCTTCGTTCAACTAAATCTCTTCCCGCAGCAGTTACTGATGAATGTAATCTGTCAATAATTCCTGGCGTTAATAGCAAATTGAAATCATAATAATCTGTATTACTTAACAACGTAAATGCTTTATCGTATGCAATAGATCCGGATGTTGTGCTATCCGTACAATCAAATCCAAATGTATTAGCTGCAGTTATGTATTGTCCTCCGTATTTAACTGCATTTGGACGTAAACCATCAAATCCTCCCTGGAATGGTACTATGAATTTACGTGTTCCTAATGCAATTTTGTTAGTAAATTCTGAAGATCCTACTGCTAATGCCGTACCAATACTTCCAGAATATCTAGTTGAAACGGTTGGATAATTTGCTTCTGCTGCTTGATTATAATCACAGATTGACATAGTAGCAGTTGTAGTATAAGTTGTTGTATACGCACTACTATTATATATCGGAGCTAAGAAATTCAAGTTACCAATACCCGTATCTATGAATCCATGATAATTATTTGCCGAATATGAACTTCCAACTTTTTGAGAAGTTTGACGAGTAAATGTTGGTATGTATTTGCTAGTCAAACTACCTGTTCCATATGATCCACTATATGTTGATGTAACTGCTGGATGCGGATACCGCAATGCAGCGTGTCCGAATGGAAGATATGCATTCGATAATGCTTGTGCATCAACAGCTGGTGCCATTTCTACGCGTACAAATCGAGACATATTATCATAATCACCATAAAACGTAACATCGTTAGTATCACTAACAGTCATATATTTAGTACCAATACGTCTTGCAATGTAATTTGAAGATTTTGGATTCAAATTAACATTTTCGTAAGTTTCTACCGTATCTGGAGCGTTATCTGTATCTGAAGAATTAAATAGAGAATTTGGAATATTTGTTGTATTAACTCGACGAAGAACTACTGTAAATGAACCATATCCGGCAGGATCTCCCGTTTCTGATGCTAATCTTATATCACGAATACCAACTTTTACTTCGTAATTTGCAGCCGTACCATGAGATAATGTATGAAATTTAAACAATTGTTCCGTATTACCGTCTACTGGTTGTGATATAATCCATGGAGTCGATGCCCAAGAATAATCAGTTGGTACTGCAAATGTAGGAAGAACTCCAATTGACATTGTAACTTGAGCCCAATTCCATGAAAGTGGATATGAAAAATGATTATATACTGGATAGTTAATTGATTTTGGAGAATTACCAAATATCTTTCCTATATAATTGTTAGCTGTAGGTACTGCGGAACACGAAATAGGAACGCCTTTACCTCTATCCCAAGCGCCGCTAAACCCTATAGATGAATCTGCACCAATTGATGCAAAATTTCCATTTACCGTTAATACAAATGAACCACTTCCTTGATCTCGTAATGCAGATCCGGAAAAATATGATCCTGTTACACCTACGGTTTGTGTTGGTAATAATATAGATGCTACGCTCGTTGTAGAGCCCGATGTTGCGACAATTGCAATTGCACCGTCCGTAAATGTATAACCCCCTTCATACAATAAACGCGTTACTGTCATTGCTTGACCGCCGTTACGGAAATATTCATTTACTGTGTATGGTACATATGATGAATCCGTATTTCCACCAAATTTGTCTGTAAATTCAGTGTATGATGTTACTTTTGTAGGTACTAGAGCCGGGCCTTTTACGGTCGGTCCTATGATTGCGGCTCCTATTGCGCCGACTGCTGTAGGTAATTGTGATTGGTCAATTTCATTCACAAATACACCTGGCGATACTATTCTTTCTGCCATTAATATACTCCTCGTTTCTTTTTATTAATAAATATGGATCATGTAACCCAAACTTATTCTGCTGGAGTAAATGTACCGGATTTGATATCGATTTGTCCTTCGCCGTAACGTTCTTTGAGTTGTGCGATTAACGTGTTTTCTTGTTCGCGTAGTGTTTCGAAACGTTGCAATGCGTTGGCTTGCATTTGTTTCAATGATTCCAATTGAGTTTCTGCATAATGCAAATCTATTGCAATGCGTCCTATTTGTGTGGAACTTTCTGTGAATTCTGCTTGCAATTTTTGTATTGATTCTACATGGTCCGCATCTAATTTACGTGTCATAACTGTTGTCCTTTCTAGTTATTATAATGAATTTATTTGTGATTTCCTAGATCATTGCAGATTGTGTTAACGAGTTACCCATATCTGCTACTCCAGCAATGCTTCGCAAACGAGTTACGACATTGCTCGTGTCCGTATCGAATATTCCAATTAAACTACCCGTTACACTTCCTGCACGTACGTTTAATGATTGTGATATCAATGCACCTATACCAGTTGTCATTGTAACATGTGGAGTTGCCCAAAATGTTTTGCTTCCGGAATAAGAACCTGATACGTTGTATGATTCAAATCCAAAACTTGCTGATACTTGAGATGCAACGGGAACTATCATTGCTCCACCAGATGGTACAGTATCGTATCTAATTCCGAAACGTACATCATTTTGTGGTGGTATCGCGGCGGTTCCTGGTATACTACTAGGAGTTGCGCCAACACTACCAGATGAATATGTAATGGTAGATCTTACATTGCTAGAAGATGGTGTCGTTAATACACCGGTTTTGCTGTTATTGTTACCGTACGTTACGCCCACGTATACATCCGTAGTTGCAGGCGTTGGGTCAGAAATGTTAGATTGTCCAAATGCGTAAGGAGCTCCATTTGCTACAGAACTAGTAACAATGGCTATATTACTAGATGATATGTAAATTCTCGGAACGTTGAACATTATCTTACTACCAGTCGCAGTTAACTGAAATGTTGGGTTTGCATAAATAAATGCAGTAGTTGTAGTATCTACAGTAGATATAACTTGTGCGGTAGCTGTTGTTGATATAACTAAAGATCCTGTTCCAGAGTTATACATACTTAATGGTGTCGTTGTAGTTCCTAATATGATGTTATTGGGCACGGTCGGTCCAGCTGCACTAATTACTCGTATCAATGGAGACCCGGCTCGCGTTTCCATGTTGTTACGTAAAGTGTTTAATGTTGTCACAACACTAGTACCATTAATACTTGTTATGGGGCGAAATGGACCACCATATACATTGATAGTATTTCCAACATAAGTATCAGCTACATTAATTACTCCACCGGCAGCTGCTGTAGAAGAACTATTGTATAAGTTTCCATATATGTTGAGCGTGTTATAAGATGATGCTAGTAATATCACTCCAGTGGCTGCTACTGCTTGAGTTGATACGCCTCCAACAACATCGCCGTATATATTTATCAGATTATTAAAACCAAACACTGAAATTGAGGGCGAAGCGGTACTTGTTGCACTTTGATAAATGCTCCCGGAAATATTTATGTTGGAATTTGACACGTTAATGGGTACGAGATAATTAATACCACACGAACCACACCAAAATGATGCAGATATTGTTAAGTTTATCCCAGAATGAATATTAGTTGCACCAATTCCGAAGAAATTAGCACCGTTATCGAGGCTATTATCTGCAGTAACTATTCCGTTAGTTGCTTCGATAACATTGTAATTTGGATCGAAATCTACTATAGGTAAATAAGTTAACACGGACCAAGATCCTGTGGTGCGTTGATGTATCTTTTTAACTCGCAATGAACCTGTCATTGCACGTAATGATACGTTCATAGTTTGTCTGCTTGTCCATGGTGTAACTAAGAATACTTCGTCATTTATTCCTGGTAATGCAGTTGCTTGTTGAAATGATGCAAGTGTCGTTGCAGCTCCTATGGAATCAGATGCGGTTGGATTGAACCACGATGCGGTTGAGTGCCAATACCATTGATTATTAATACCTGACGAACCAGTTGCTGGTAAAAATACTGCCATTACAAGTAACTCCCTATTTGTGAAATTGATTCTGTGGTATGCACCGTTTGCATTCTTCGTATAGTGTTTGAAGTGGTGTTAATATTATTCAAATCTGAAACAAAGCTAGCTGTTATGCTACCTAGTGTCGTATCTAACGATCTTGATAATAAATATCCACTACTAGAAACTTGAGTAAAAGAATTGGAGCTCGTACTCCAATATTGTGATACGGATTGATATGAACCAGTTAAACTTCCTGTACTAAAGAATACACCCCATTGAACTTGATTTTGTATAGGAACTACCATAGCACCGCCAGTTAAATTAGTAGTAACATCGTAATTGACTGTAGTACGAACACTCGAAGAATGTGGCATATAACATTGACCCGATTGTTGTGATGGCGTACTTCCTGCAGTTCCTGTATAATAAGAAACTGTTGATCGAACATTTGCAACAGTTGGTGTTGTTAATATGCCGGTTTTAGTTTGATTTTGACCATATGTGACGCCGACATATACATCTGCAGGGGCGGGTGTTGTATCGGCGCTACTTAAAGCTAATGCAAT